TCGAAGCAGAAAGGTTACTGACATTACCAGACAATTAAACAAAGGCAATAAAAGAAGGACAGCGATACAAAGCGGTAGGAAACGGCTGGACGGCTGAAATGATAATACATATTTTAAGCTATATGAACATTCCAAAAGAAGAGCCGTTAGTAGTATTGAGCTTGTATGACGGAATAGCGACAGGGCGTTATTGCTTAGAAAAGCTGGGCTATAAGAATATAAAATATTATGCCTACGAAATTGAGGAAAGCCCTATAAAATGCGCATTGGATAATTACCCGGATATTGTACAGTGTGGAGACGCATTTAAGGTAAGGGAAGACGACTGGAAGGTAGATTTATAAAACACCAGGGCGGCAGCAGTCGCCCGGCAAGTGCCGTTAGCTCAGTTGGTCAGAGCACCCGGCTCATAACCGGGCGGGCGCGGGTTCGAGTCCCACACGGCGCATTAGTAGCAAGGTTGGCTACCTTGCAGCAGCGGCAGCAAGCAAATAGCTTAAGCTGGATACTGTGATAAAAATAGCAGCGGGTACACCAGCTAGAGAGTGTACGGACGTATAACAGGTTTTTCTACTGCTTTTTTAATGAGAAAAAGCGACTACGCAGTAAATTAAGCCGGAACAGGAGAAATACAAAATATGAAAAGGTATCATGTACGCGCCCCGCCTGGTAGGATTTCGCATACTAAAACCGTAATGCAGCCTACCACGGTAGCCAGTCCCAAGCCTGGGAAAATGCAGAGGGCGGATATTACATAGAAAGGCGGGATAGATTGAGGGAAAACAACATAAAACCAGCGGAAGCAGCGGAAATATTGGGCGTTTCGCCGCAATTTATCCGGGTTGCTATGCAAATGGGGCAACTTCCGATAGGAATAGCCATAAAGCTTCCTGGTTCGAGTGAGTACACATATCAGATCAGTGACAACTTATTACAGCAGCGGACTTCTAAGAACGTAGCGGAAGAGATTAAAAGAATCAGAAGCACGAACCAAAGATAAAAGACTGTGGCAGCAGTCGTAAAGCCCTTGTTTATAGGTAAAATCGCGAAAAGTAACAAAGAAAAGGAGAACGAAGCAGTGAAAAAATGGGTTGTTGAGATTGAGAAGGAAAGCGGGAGAGTAGAAACCAGGTTAGTACCAGCAAGAAACAAATGCACAGCAATAAGCAACTGCAAGAACGAAGGAGACACAGTATTATCATGTGTTCCATATACCGGGCAGAACGTGAAAGTAAGCGGGCAGCGCGACGAAGAAGAGGAACGCGGCTACGGTGGCTACACTTTCGGTTATGGCTTCGGATACGGGGCAAGAAGAAAGGGGCGAAAATATGGCAGCGGCAGTTATGAGCATTGATAAACAGAAGGCAAGAGCAGACGAAGCGCTGGAACTTGTAGGACAGCTTGATACTTCGATGCAGAAAGCCGTCTACATTGCTACTAAAATGTTCCTGGCGGCGAAGGAAACGCCGGAAGAGAAAGGAAAACCGAAGAAATGACACTTAAAAGAGTTGGAAGCTTGAAAAACAAGAAGCATAAGCACTGTTTACAGTGTGGGCGTGTGCTGGTTGGGCTTAAGGACAACACCGAACACGAATGTAGCTTTTGCGGGCAGAAGCATTTTGTAGATATCTACGGTACTACCCTGGTACTTACAGCAGCAGAACGCCCGGACTTAAGACACCGAACAGAACCAAAGAACCCGGACGACCCGGAAGTAGTACAGAAGAAGAAAAACCAGGACGAATTTAAAAAGAACCTGGCTATATTCCGTAGTAAATGGGGAAGGTAAAGACCGAGTGTTAGGACTGAAAATATTTTTAGGTGTAATGATTGCGTTGATGTTATTAGGAATCATCGGGGCAAGAACTAAATGTAGTAAATCTATCGCGGGAGCTATCACAATATGTTGTATTGTACTGCTTACCGCGATCATTGCAAAAGAGAACCAACCGAAAGTAACAGCAGTAGCGCCGGAATCCGGGAAGATTCAGACAGAACAGAACGCATGGGGAACAATTACCGTTACGGACGATACCGGGGTTACGAGAGAGTACCAGGGTTGTATACATATTTCCGGCACGTACCCGTATGAAACTACAGAGTATATGGGCTTGTGTGTAAGTATGGAAAGCGCGATAGAGACGGGCGAGTGGTCGCCAGGAATGTACAAACTGTACTACGAAAGCGAAGGGAAGTACTGGGAAGCTAAGAGCAATGAGAAGGAGAGTAAAACCGATGAATAACTATATCACACTGTACGGAGAGCCTTTAGAGTATCCGCACCAGGTAAGCGTAGATAAGCGAGGAGTAGCTTACTACGGGTTTAACATGGCAACGGAAAGGGTAAGCGGTATTAAGGACATTACCCAGGTAATCGTAGAAGAAGGTACGCCAGCTTTTGAGAGCTTAACAGCAATCGACCAGGTAAAAGACCTGTTAGACTGTAAGCTACTGGTTACTGGAAGAATCCGTACAAGAAATATCAAACGGAAGGACACCGACGGCAGCAGAACCAAAGAGAAAGAACACGACGAGAAGAACCAGGCAGCAGAGAAAGAACATAGCAAGTTATATATTTCAGTGCGCGCCCAGGAGATTACAGACCAGGAATACGAAGGAGATACAAACGGGGTAGTTTTAACCGGGTTCGTCTGCAAAAAGGGCGATATGCGAACCACACCGCGCGGTATCCGTATTACAGATATGATTTTAGCGTGCTGGCGTGAAGACGACGAAAGTAACGTAAGTGATTATATCCCGGCGATCACATGGAACGGAACAGCGGCAAGGGCAGCAGAAAACCTTAATGTAGGGGACTGTATCGAAGTGCGCGGACGTTTACAGAGCCGAGAGTATACAAAAGAGCTGGAACACGGGGAAACCGAAGTTAGAACGTGCTACGAACTGAGTATTGAGGAATACCAGGTAGTAGCACCAGCGGAGTTAAAGAAAGAAGCGTAAGCACATACACCCGAAAACAGAGAAAGACAAAAAGAAAAGCCGCTAGGTTATCGGGAAATAACTTAGCGGCTTTGCCGTACAAAGCTGTACTTCAACTCACAAAGATAGTATAGCAAATATCCGGCGAAAAAGCAACTGGAAAGCCTTTAAATTCAAGGGGTTTTACCAGTTTTAGGGCTTGATAAAAGTATTAACTTTAGGAACAGGAGTTAGGATATATGCCATACATCATAGAGGTAGTACAAGCGGGTAGAACTGTAGAGGTAATGAAGTACTATAGCAGCAGATACGGGAAGAAGGGAATAAAGAGAGGGGAGAGGAAGGCACTTACCAAAGAAGAACAGATTAAAGTGAATAAGAGAGCAGCAGAGAAGAAGTTAAGAAGGCTGATAAATGAGAACTTCCAGGAAGGAGATACACACCTGGTACTAGACTACAGAAAGGAGAGAAGACCAGCCGGAAGAGAACAGATGCGGGAAGACGCAGACGACTTCTTAAGGGAAATGCGAAAGCTGTATAAGCGTCACGGTATCCCGTTCAAGTACATTCATGTAATGGAGATCGGGAAGAAAGGGGCGCTGCATCATCACTTAGTCATAAATACACCCGAAGAGATAAGCCAGCAAGCTATAGTACGGTGCTGGAAGGGAAGAGGAAGGACACACCACAACCCGCTAGACGATACAGGACAGTACGCTAAATTAGCGTCGTATCTGATAAAGCAAAGCGACGGAATGTTAAGAAGCCCGGACGCACTGCAAGGAAAGCGCTGGAATAGTTCACGGAACTTAAGGAAACCGAAGGTATTGAGAAAAGAGCCAGTAAAAGACAAAGGCTGGTATAACCGTATCGCAAGACTTCCGAAAAAGTTGGAGCAGTCTTATTACCTGGACGGCGACAGCGTACAGGAAGGAATACACGAAAAGACAGGTTATACGTTCTTTACCTACACATTTGTAAAAATCAACCAAACCTGGAAGGAGACAGAACTAGAATGGGACAAACTTTAGGAATTGACAGAGATTTAGCAAGAAAAATTAAGAGAATGAGCCGTAAGGAGCTGGACGGCTATTTAACAAGAGTGACCGACAAAAGCTACAATAACGGTTACGAACAGGGCTTAGTAGAAGGTATCGCACTGGCGGGACAGGCTATGGACGAAATCCTTAAGGAAGAAGTGATTAAAGGCACGTTCCCGGCTGAGAAGGTAGACGAGATCAAAAAGGCAGTAGGTACATATATCGCAAAAGTGCCGGAGCGGGCAGTAGAGAAAGACCAGGACGAAGGGAAGGAAGAAAATGTTTAAAGCAATCTATCTTACCGGGACTATTGTAGCGTTCTGCTTCGCCCTGTTATGGCTGGACGTTGACGAGATGCGGGAAGAAATTCGGGAAGAGGAACGGGGATACTACCGGGAGAAGCCACACGGGAAAGAGAAGGCGGCGCTTGTATGGGCGCAAGTCGGTACTGCATTAACCGTAGGGCTTATGTGGTGGCTTGTGGTAGTGGCAAGTATCGGAGTAACAATATTGACGATTACAGGAGACGACTTAGGAGAATGAATATAACAGAATCAGAAGACCAGGCACAGCGCCTTATATTTGACTGGGCGCGCTGGCAGCAGGGCAAATACCCGCAGCTTAAGGCTATGTACCATGCAGCAAATGAAGGAAAGCGAAGCACAAGAGCCGGGGCGGAATTGAAACGCCAGGGCATGAAGCCGGGCGTAAGCGATATCTGTTTACCGTATGCTTCCGGGAAGTACAACAACCTGTATGTAGAGCTGAAAGTAGGAAATAACAAAGCTTCGGACAATCAGCTTAAGTTTGTGGATATGATAAACAGCATTGGCGGGAAGGCGGTTATAGTCTACGGTAGCGAAGCGGCAATAGAGCTTATAACTGCATACCTGGAAGGAACTATAGACGATTTGGAAATAGTAAGCGACACATACCCAAAGGAAAAAGCAAAGATAACAGAACGGGTAAACAAGAAGCGCTTTATTGGATTTTGCGGTACAGACTGCCGGAAATGCGATAACAAAGGCTGCCAGGGGCGGACGGTAGACGACATATTAAGCCCCGGGCTGATGCCAGCAACATAAAGAACAGTACGAAAGAGAAAAACGCTTGTAACTGCTTATGGTTATGGCAAAGCAAGGAAAAATAGTATATCACACACGTAACACGACAACAAAAGCAACAGCGGCGGGGCGATCTGCTGCCGCCGCAGAAAGGGTAGGTTTAGAAAATGAGAACAGCAGCAGTAGTAAATTTAAAAGGCGGAGTAGGAAAGAGTACAACAGCTATTAACATGGCTTTGATTATGAGCCAGGTACACGGGAAGAAAGTATTATTGATTGACAATGATTTCCAGGCAGCAGTTACAAAATTCTTTGAAAAGCACAGTTATGACGCGCTGAGCATGGAAGAAGTGCTTAGAAATCCGATTTTATTCGCACAAGATGTAATTGTACCGAGCGGACGCTGGGGGCTGGATATTATCCCGTCTAATATGAACCTGGTAGCGGCAGCAGACGACCTTATAACAGATAAGAACGGCGACCAAATGGGAAGAATCAGACACGTACTTAACCAGGTGGAAGAAGATTACGATTATTGTATTATTGACTGCCACCCGGGAGTAGGAATAGAGGTGCTTAACGCCCTGGCAGCAGCAGAAGACATTATTATACCGATTAAGGCAGATAAGAACGCTTTAGACGGTATGGAAGAGTTAGACGACATTATACAGGAAATCAGACCGTATAACGAAAAGCTGGAAAATGTGCGCTGCCTGGTAACGATGTACACAAAGGATATTGATGTAATCAAAGGCGAGGAAGCCTTAAGAAATAGCAAATACGACGTATTTAATACGCATATCAGACATAGTAAGAAGGTAACAGCGTGGACGTATGAGAACGGGCAAAGCCTGTTAGAGACAACACCGAGAAGCGCAGCGACAAGAGATTATAAGAATCTGGTATTAGAGTATATGGGGAAAAGAGGATAAGGAAAATGAAAAAAGTTGAAGAAACAATAGTTATACGAAATGAAAAAATGATTTATGCGGTAAGACTGAAAAGTAAAACGGAAGACGAAAGAAGAGAGAACAACAACCCGTATCTTATTGTAGAAGGTGGAAAAATAAAATACATAGATCATATCTACGGGAATAAGTCAGAATTTAATTTTAATGACGAAGTACACACGGTAGCAAAAGAAATTTTCATAAGTGGACTTAAGAACGCGATTAAGGAAGAGATTTTACAGCTTAAGCAGTTAGAGCTTGTGCTGGAAGAAATGAACCTTAAAGAGTGCATCAGGGACACATTACAGGAAAGTGCAACATTTTTACAGAATGTCAGAAAGTTTATAGGCGTTGGAGAAAAGTAGGGGTGTAAAGATGCTTGAAGCATTAAAGGAAACATTAAGAAAGACTTTACTGGTAAAGTATAGCATCGGCTTTATAGACGGATACGAAACCGGGAAGGCTGACGGATACCGGGAAGGATATACAGACGGAATAAAAACGGGCGGATTTGCTGACGGGTACAAAGCCGGATACGAGCAAAGAAAGCGGAAGGGTAGAACATGGGAATATACAGAGAAGTAGAGACAGAAGTAACGTGCGATACGTGCGGGGAATGTATAAAAGCGTGGTGCAGTGCCGGAATAGGAGTAAGCCGCACATGGGCGGCGCATTACGCAAGGGTGGAAGGTGCGACGGTTGGGAAGAAAGGCGTAATGTGTAAAGAGTGCCGCATAGCAGAAAGACAGAAGAAATGCAGCTTAATAAAAAAGCTTGGAGAGCCAGGAAGAGAAGCAGACGGTACTTGTAGAGGGTTTGGAACAGAAAACGACGACGAACCAATAGAACAGTGCAAAAGATGTATAGCTTGCGTAGACTTCGACTGGGAAGAAGAAAAAGCAAGGTTTAAATTTTAGGTACAGCAGAAAGGAGATACAGTAATGGGAAAGATTGGCATAGGCGACAGACTTAACGCCAACAGCAAGAAAAATATTATTTTTGCAAAGGACTACAGAAAGGTACGCTTAGACCCGCGTACACTGATTCCGTCAGAGCATAACAAGTATAGCCAGGACAATATAGAAGAACTGGCGGACAATATGCTTTTAGTCGGACAGTTACAGGAAATCATAGTAGGGCGCGTAGACGGGCAAGACAGAATAATAGTAGGACATAGACGTACAGCGGCAGCAGTCCTTAATATCGAGCGCGGACACGATGAATTTAAGCTTGTGGACTGTAAGATAAAAGAAATGAGCGAAAGCCTGTTTATGCTGACACTGCATAGTGCAAATATCTTTAACCGACAGCTTAGCGACTGGGAACTTACGAACGGCGTAGCTGAGTTTACAAAGTACCTGGTAAAAGCCAGGGAATCCGGGGAACTGACTATAGAGGGGAAAATGAGAGACTATATAGCGAATGTTACCGGGAAGTCTACAGGTAAAATAAATCAGATCAATAGCATAAATAACAATTTGTGCGAAGAAGGTAAGGAAGCATTTAAGGACGGAAAAATAAACTTTTCTACGGCTTACGAAACGTCCAGGCTGCCGGAAACAAAGCAGCATGAAGTTATTGAAAACGGGGAGCTGTTAAGTAAAGATGTCCGGGAATTGGTTTAAGATGAGTAAGAGAAGAAGGAAGCAGAAAAGAAGCCGGGCGACGATTACGAGCCAGCACACCCGGAAAGCATTACGAGCCTATGCTATTCTTGCTTATATTACAGTGAGTGCAACGTAAAAACGGGAACTTGTGAAAAATGCGATAAGTACACGAATAAGGCAGAAGCGGAGAAGACAGAAGAACAAAGGTATGAGGAAGAACAGGCGGCAATAGACCGGGATACGAAAGCGAAGCTACGGCAGCAGTCCGATGATAAGAAAATGGAGACACTACCGAGCGAAGCGGCGGCAGCAGAACCGAAGACACATATTATACGACTTGCAGCTATGAATTACGACGATGTAATAAACGGTAAGAAAAGTTTTGAAATCTGTAAAGATGCCGGATACAAGGAAGGCGACATTATAGAGTACATGGAATTTAAAGACGGTCGTAACACAGGAAGAGCATTTAAGGCGGAAATAGTTTATGTAGTGAATGAGCATAGAGGGATAACAGAAGGCTTTTGCATTATAGGCGTAAGGGTGTCAGAATCTGACACGGGGAAGGAATAAGAGAACATGGAAACAAGAAAAATAACGCTAAGAGATTTATTAACAGTAACAGGAGAGAAGGAAAACATAGCACTTTATAAAGCTTGTGATGAAGGAAAGAGATTCATTGTAAATATTGAATGTGAAAGCGCAAAGAAATATCTGAGCAAAGATATACTTGATGATGAAGTTGAGATAGTAGAAGGTGTTTGTAGCAATGGCGTAAAAATAATAATGAAAAGGGAAGGCTTATGATTAGAAAAGGACAAAGAGTAAAAGTAATATGCAGTGAAGCCAGGCTTAAGGAAGTGGGCGTAAGACAGAAACATATTAAGCATATCCTGGGAAAGATAGGAACGGTAAAGGAAATACGGAAGCTGCCGAATACGGACGATATGTACGCCTATTTTGTACACTTCCGTTATGTGAATCTGAAAGCAGCACCGGGAAACAAGAAGCCTTACTATGCTATGCTGGACGATATGATAGAACCTATTAACCTGGAAGTAGTAGGAGAAGAAACGAAGTAATGATAATGGAAAAGATAACGAATATAAAAGAGTGCCGCGTATACCCACTAAGGAAGAAAGACAGGGAATACTTACGAAGCCGAAGGCGGCAGCAGTTGTTACGTGAGAACCGGGACAAGAGTAATAACTGGAAGCGTATACACGGACTGCCAGCGACCGGGAAAAAGCGTGGAAAAACTCAGCAAACTATAGAGAAAACATAACAAAAAAGAATTGAAACTAAAGAAACTTTATGGTAATCTATAGGTACAAACGCAAGAAGAATTAGGTAAAGGAAAGTACCCTTTGCCTGGTTCTTTTTTTGTTTGTCTAAACCTCCCAAGTGCCGCATGAAATCCAGGGCGGCACTATGAAAGAAGAAAGATAGAAATGCTTAAGAAGTTATGCAGTTACCCGGGCTGCCACAAGGTAGTAGAAGCTGGGGTTAAGTATTGCGATAGACATAAGAACACGGACAGAGAGAAGTACAGAGAATACAAGCGTAAGCGTATGGAGAACGAAGAGGAAGCCCGGCGGCAGCAGTTCTATAATAGCAAAGCCTGGGAAGGGTTCAGAGCCAACCAGGAAGCGGCACAACTTGGCGTAGATATATTTGAATACTACACAACGGGAATAGTGATAACAGCGGAGCAGTACCACCACATAGAAGAGGTTACGGAAGCATGGCATAGACGACTTGATAGAGACAATGTAATAGGGCTGAGCGAAGCGAACCACAGGCGCATACATAAAGAATATGACCGCGGCTACATGGCAAAAAAGAAGATGCAGCGAACGCTTTACGATATGCTACAGCGCTTCCGGCGCGAGTTCGGAGACAGCGGGGGGATATAAAAACTTTTTATTTCTTTTTAGAAGTCCCGAGTTCAAGTTGATTTGAAAAAAAACGCCGATTTTTTGTATAGGGGGGTGTCTGAGAAGGTGGCAGTATGGCGAATGAAGAAAAAAAGACAGAAAAAAACAAGCCGAAACCTTGCCCGAAGTGGTTAAGTGATGCGGCTAAAAAAGAGTGGCGAAGGATTGCGAAAATCTTCGCGGAAGAAGAAAAAGAATTCACGGACAAAGACCTTAAAGCCCTGGAAGCTTACTGTACGAACTATGCAAAGTGGCAGAAGTGCGAACAGATCATAGACGAAAAAGGCTACAGTATGGAAGTGGGCGATAATGGTTACGAACAGCAAAGACCAGAAGTAAGCATAGCAAATAAAGCACAGACGGAAATGAGAGCCTGGGCGAAAGAATTAGGATTAACGCCAGCGGCGCGGCAGAGAATGAAAGCAGAGAGCGCACAAGGCGACGGCGGCATAGACGCGGAGCTGGACGGAATGATAGCACATGATTAACAAGGAACTGCTTTTAGCTGCCTGGTTGGAGAAGTTACAAAAGAAGTGGGATACGGAAGAATACTACTACGATGTAGAGGAAGCGAAGAAAGTATTTAAGTTCGTGTCGAAGTTGACCAATGATAGAGGAGCAAGCCGAAACTTTGATTTATTAGAATTTCAGTTTGAAATAATAACCGAAATCCTATGCGTAAAGAGAAGGAGCGACGGCAAGAGGAAACATAGAGAAGCACATATAAATATACCGCGAAAAAATGGTAAGTCATTCCTGGCGGCGATTATAGTAGTATATCTCTTTTTCTGTCAACGGCATATCTTCGGCGCGCTTTTTATTTTAACGGCAAATACAACCAAACAGGCGGGCGAGCTGTACGGAACGGTAGAGCATTTCATAAAAGCAAATAAGACGCTACGCCGCTACTGCAAGATTACGAGCAGTACGAAGACCATTATACGAAAAGATAACGGTAATAAGCTTATGGTACTGTCGTCAGATGCAGACAACGCCGACAGTTTTAACGATTATGTAGCCGTCCTGGACGAGATACACCAGGCAAAAAACGACGAAATGTACGGAAAGCTGAGAACGGGACAGGGAGCATGGGACGAGCCGTTAATAATGACAATTACAACGGCTTCCAGTGGAGAAGACCCGGCAAACCCGGAAATGCAGCTTTACACTATGGCGAAGAAAATAGAAGCCGGGGAAGTGAACGACCCGAGCTTTTACTATAGGATTTACGAAGCTGATAAGGATTGTAATGTAGAGGACGAAACACAATGGTATAAATCGAACCCGGCGTTAGGAGTATTTAGGAAGCTGGAAGACCTGGCGAACTATGCGAAGCGTATACGGCTTATGCCTTTACAGGAAAATATGTTTAGGCGTATGTTCCTAAACCAGCACGTAGCGTTAGACCATGAAAAAGGCGCTATAAATATGGACTTATGGGACTTGTGTACGAAAAAGGTAGACACGAAAGACCTAGAAGGCTGGAAGTGCTGGGGCGGACTGGATTTGTCAAGTAAAAATGATATTACGGGCTTTGTCCTGGTGTTTTATGAAGAAACAACCGGGCGTTTTATCGTAGTGCCGTACCTGTATACGCCGAAAGAAACGGTAGCATACAGGCAGCATAAGGACAATAACCCTTATGAGTACTGGATAAAAAAAGGCGATTTGATAGCTTTAGACGGAAAATATGTAAATTTTGAACGCTTCTTAGACCATGCGGTAGAACTGGACGAAAAATACAGGATAGAACAGATAGGCTTCGACCAGTGGGGAAGTACAACAATCATAAACCGATTAGAAGACCGCTGGGACGTTATCCCGATAGGACAGGGGACTAAGACTATGACACAGGTTATTAACGATTTCGAGAACCTATTAGTTGACGAAAGGCTGGTTATTGCAGAAAATGAGTGCTTCCGATTCATGGCGAAGAACTGTATAGCAGTTTACGACGAAATGTTAGGCGTTAAGTACAGTAAGAAGAAAAGTAAATTTAAAATCGACGGTGTAATAGCTATGCTTATGGGCTTGCTATTGTGCATCGAAGAAAATGGTATTGAACACTATAACCCGGTGGAATACCTGGACGCGATGTAAGAAGGAAAAAATATGCTTAAGAAGTTAAAAAACATGAATAAAAAAATAGTGATCGCAGACGGGCTATTATTGGCAGCTATGGCGGTAGTGTTTGGGACGACATACGACATAAACCCGTATATCGGTATGTATGTTTTAGCTGCTGAGCTGGCAGCAGTCGCGATTATGATAGTAAGGAGCGGTAAAAGTTAATGTTTTTGGATTTTTTGGAAAAAAGAAGCGAAGAAGTAGACGACACGCCGCGACTTACGGACGAAGAAAAGCTTTTTTTAAAGGTTTTTGGGATAGAAGAAGACCAACCAGCGGCAGCAATGAAGGAAGCAACCTACTTTACCTGTATAAAAAAGTTGTCGGAAGCAGTGGCGAAAACGCCACTATATCTTACCCAGGACACGGAAACGGGCGAAAGAAGGGCAAAAGAACACCCATTATATGAGCTTTTGAGCTTAAGACCAAACCCGTATATGACGGCGGTAGACTTTTGGAAAGCAATAGAAGCCACCAGGCAGCATGAAGGCATAGCCGGAGCGGTAAAAGTGTACGGAAGAAAAGGAAAAATAGAAGCTTTGTACCCTTGCACGATAGAAGGAATCACTATAGACGATGCGGGCGTACTCAGATCAACCAAAAAGCATAAAGTTTTAGTCGATTTCAAAGTACCAGGTACGGGAATGAACGAAAGCGCCTTTTACGAGGATTTACTGATATTCAAAGGCTTTACTATGGACGGAATCAACACGGAAGCAGTAAGGACTATCGTAAAAAGCACGATAGACGTACAGATTAAAGCGCAGAATTACCTTAATACGTTATTTGATAACGGGTTGACTAACAAAATGGTAATACAGCTTACAAGCGATATAAGGGACGAAAAAGAGCTTAAAAAGATACAGGAAAAGTTTGGGAAACTGTACAGCAAAGGAAAGCGTATCTTTACAGTTCCGGCGGGATTTAATGTACAACCCGTAAATTTATCCCTGGCAGACGCACAGTACGAGCAGATAAGAAGAATGTCTATAAGTCAGATCGCGGCGCTGTTTGGCATAAAAATGTATCAGCTTAACGACTTGAAAGACACAAATAATAATTCGCTGGAACAGCAGCAGTTAAGCTTTTTGGTAGATACACTGCTTATCCTGTATGAATCTATCGAACAGGAAGTAACGTGGGGCTGCTTAACAAAAGACGACAGGGCACAAGGTTATAAAGCGAAGCATAACACAAATGTTATTTTGCGTTCTTCGCCGGAAACCCAGCAAAAAATATTATGCGCTTATGTGGCGGGCGGAATCATAAAGCCGAACGAAGCCAGGTTAGAGCTTGGAAGAGAAACTACAGAGGACGGGGACGACCTTATAGTAAATGCTGGTGTGCTTAAGCTTAAGGACTTAGGAAAGGATACAAAGGGAAATGCCGGAGAATAACACACACAGTACAGAAGATGCGGCGGAAATCCAGGAAAGAAGAAACTATGTAGCATACCAGGGAATACCGATTGAAGTAAGGGCGGCAGCAGAAGGCGGAGAAAGCCGCACGATTGGCGGTTATGCAGTTAAGTATAATACGCCTGTAGTCATTACTGACCGCTGGGGCGACAAATATTTAGAGGAAATCGCCGCCGGGTGCTTCGACGAAAGTATAGGTAGATGCAAAGAGAGCGGCAGCGAGATAAAAGCGTTGTGGAATCACGACACAAGCCGCCCGCTTGGAAGCACGAAGACGGATACACTCAGATTTAACACGGGGGATACTACCGGGCTGAATTACGACATTGATTTACCTAATAACACCTGGGGAAACGATGTACGGGAAAGCGTACAGCGTGGAGATGTAGACGGCAGTAGCTTCGGTTTTGTCTGTTTAGAAGATAAATGGAGTAAAGTACAGCACGAAGGCGAAGAAATGTACAAAAGAAGCATTGTAAAAGCAGAGTTAATAGAAGTAAGCCCGTGTACGTTCCCGGCTTACGACAGTTCACAAATTAACTGTAGAAGCTTTGAACGTATGAAAGCAGATACCAAAGAAGAGAAGCGGCTGGAAGAGCTGAGAAAAGAAGCGCGACTTTTGGAAATCGCAGACGAAAATAACAAGGAGTAACCACATGACAGTACAGGAATTAAGAGAAGAGATTGTACAGAAAACAGAGGAAATTAACGGATACCTGGAAAGCAGAGACGCGGACAAGGCAGAAGAAGCTTTGGCGGAAAAGAGAAAATTACAGAAATTGCTTGCGGTAAGAGAAGCAGAGGACGACGAAGAAAGGGAAGACCTGGGAAGACAGAAGAAACAGAAAGAAAGCAGAACAACGGGAGTAGTAAGCGAGCTGAGAGCTGCCGTAAAATTTGCTTTACATGGAAAGGCAGCACTGACAGACGAAGAAAGAGCCGCCGTAAACATTGACGGAAACGCCGCGATTCTGCCGGAACAGTTCGTAAATGATATCCAGGTGTTAAGAGCTGGATTTCCAAGCCTTAAAAATCATTGCCATATTGTAAAAGCAACTTCTAATCATGGTAAAATGCCGTTCGCAAAAATCGGCGGTAAAAAGCTGAAAAAGTATAAATCTGGAACAAAACTTACAGGAGAAGCGGCAAATACAGAGGATATTCAGTACAACATCGAAAACTACGGCGCACTTGTACCAATCGCGAACGATTTACAGGAAGATGAAGCTGTAAATATCGTACAGGAAGTTATTAAGCCGGACTTCGCGGAAGCAGCGGTTAATACTGAAAATGATGAAATTATGCAGATCGTAGAAGACAATGCGGTAGACAAGTCTACAGGTGCGAAGGATTGGAGAGCTGTAAAAAATGTTATCGACGGAGTATTACCGACACTTCGCGGAAAACTGGTGGTTATTACAAACCTTTCCGGCAGCGTGTACTTGAAGTCCCAGGAAGATAAGAACGGAAGAAACTTAGACCTGGTTAAAGAGGTAAACGGTAAAGAATACTTCGAGGGGAAAGAACTTATTACGCTGAGTGACGAAGACCTTACAGCAAGCGCTACAGAAAAAAGAATTTTCTATGTGGTAAATCTGTATGCCCTGGTTAAATTCTTTGAGAGAAAAGGTTATACAGTGTCTACGGATAAGTCTGTATTCTTTGAATCTGACGAACTGGCGTTAAAAGTACAGGAGCGCTTTGATTGTGAGAAACTGGACGACAGAGCAGACTTTAAAATCGAGTTCGCGGCAGCGTAGGCGTAGCTTATGGCGATCACATTACAGGAAGCGAAGGAATATTTAAGGGTAGGCTATGACGATGATAACGACTATATTGCGGAGCTTATAGATATATCCGAAGCTTACATAGACGGTTGTGTGGGTACTGCATACCGGGAAAAGGATAAATACAGTAGCGAAGAAGAATATAAGAGAGGTTGCAGACTTGCAACCCTCTTACAGAAGAAAATAATAAGCGATATGTACGACGTAAGAGGAACTACAGTAAGCAATAACACGAAACAGGATAAGATAACACAAACTATCCTGGATAAGCTGGCGAATGTGGGGTAGGTAAAATGTATGTAATGATACAGAAGCGGCAAAAGACCGTAGAAAAAGGGCGACCAGTAGAAAAGTGGGACGACTACTTAAAATGCTGGTGTGAAGTAAAGAGCCTGTACGGGAAAGAACTATATACCGCCCTGGAAGCAAAGTTAGAAAATGTAATGAACTTTGAAACGCGATACTGTAAAGCCCTGGAAGCCTTAAATACAAAGGAATACCGGGTAGTATGGGGCGAACGCATTTTTAAGCTTATCAATGCCGATTATGGTAAATATGACCGCCGGAAAGTGGTACTTAAAGGGCAAGAAGTAGTATGAGTTTTAATATTACAATGGATTTTTTAGGACTGGACGAGGTACAGCGGGAAATAGAAAAGCTTGCTACAGCGTCGGAACTGAAAGACCTAAATAAAAAGATTGTAAAGAAAGCTGGGAAAGTCGGCTTAGAAGAATCGGAAGGGCAGATAAGGAAGAAGGCATACAGCAAAAACCCTATGAAATCCGGGCGGCGCGGCAGCAGGACGGGGCAGCACGCGGCGGATAATGTCCCGGAAAAGGGAACAACACAAAGTGGGAACTATGGAGAAGTCATAGGCTGGGAAAAAAGCGATACTTCGCCATTTTTCTACATGAAGTTCCATGAATGGGGTACAACGATGCATAAGCCTAAAAAATTCATGCTGGAAGCAGCGCGCCCGACATATCGCGCACTAAAGAGCATAGCAGAAGAAGAGTATGAGAAAGTTTTAAAGGAAAAGTTAGGGGGATAATATGGCACTTCTGAGCGAAGAAGAAAAGCAGCAGCTTAAGCAGATCATGGCGGATTATCCGAATAACGAAGACCTGGATTTAACAGCGTATATAGCAGATGTAATAGGTATAACGGGAAAACACGTAGAAGAAGGCTGGTATAACCAGGATATAAACGATACCCATATTACTTTTTACTATATTACGGATACCGACGCGAACCATAGCGACGATAAGAACGAAGCAGAAGAATACTATATACAGGTAGATATATGGAGTGAAGAAGATTGTTTTCTTTTGAAGCGGAAAATAAAGAAATTACTTAAGAAGGCGGGCTTTACATATTTTGCGGGAAATGATGATTATGAACAGGACACGAAAATATACCATAAAGCGGCGCGATTTTATTTTTTGATAAATACCGAAGGAGAAGACTAAGGTAATGAAAGTCCAGGAAAATAAACAGACGATTGAGAGAAGCCGAGTAGTAGGCTTAAAGGATATTTGTGTAGCGGAAGTTACTACAAATGATGCTACAACCTATGCAGCAGACACACCTACCAGGCTGGCGAAAGCAATCACGGCAACTATTAAAGAAACATTCGAGGTAGAGTACTTATACAGCGACGACGAAGTAGAGGACACTACAGAAACATTTGTAAAAGCAGAGATCGAGCTGGAAGTAAACAGACTGACACCGGGCGACTATGCGTTACTGTTTGATTCCCTGTATAAATCCGGCTACCTGGTAAAATCAGAGAGCGACAGAGCGAAGGAAGTCGCTTTAGGATTCCGGGCAAAGCAGAACAACGGGAAGTATGAATTTGTATGGTACTATTGCGGAAAAGCAGAACACCCGGAAGAGTCCTACGAGACAATCAAGGACAAGAAGACAGCTCAGACACAGAAGATTACATTTACTTTCTACGCAAGAAAGAAAGAGGATACCGTAGACGGAAAAGCAAAACGCTTCTATGCGCTTAAGGTGGACGAATCACAGTTACTTGAAGAGCATAAGAACGCTAAAAAGGCTATTGCGGAATGGTTCGGAGCGGTACAGGAATACAAAGCAGATGTAGCATCGTAAAAACTGAAAAAAGGGGCGGTGTCAGAATATGACACCGCTAAGAAGGTGTGAATATGAAAATAACAATTAACGATAAAGAGTATGAAAGCGGAAAAATTACAAGAGAAAAATACAGATCATTTTGTGAGACGTTCGACAGCTTTTTAAAGAAGGAAGCTGCTTCTATGACTTTTACAGACGAAGACTTAGATAAAATGATTGAATCTATCGTAGTGGTATACGGAAATCAGTTTACATTTGATGAAGCCAGCGAAGCGCTGGACGAAATCGCGGATATTCTGCTTAATTTCTCACTTATCAATGCGGAAATTCTGAATAAGAGTAATTTACAGGCAGAGAAGACAGCAAAGACCGGGAAAGCAAATATTATTACAATCGGCGGTAAAGAATACGATTGCGGAAAGATTGGAAGAAAGAAATATAAAGCCTTCCGCGAGGTGTACGAAAGACTGACACGCCAGGAGAAACAGACATATACAGACGCAGAACTGGACGAAATGATTAACACTATTGTACTGGTGTATGATAATCAGTTTACTTTTGAAGAAGCGAACGAATCTTTAGAAGATGTTTCAGAGATTATTTTTAACTTCGGACTGATTAACGCGAATATCCTTAAGAAGCTTAAGGACGAAGCCGCGGGCGCAAAAAAAAATTTAAGCTCACAGGTGTAATAGACTACTGCCTGGAATGTGAGGAAGGAGAAAAAAGGCTATACAGAATCACGACATACGCTTACCGAAGATTTATAAAGCTTATGGAGAGAGTTAGCTGTACTGATGATGAAGACGACTTATTAGAGCTATACGCTGCCGTGATACAGGTAGTATTTAACGACAGGGTAGAGAATGAAGAAATAGAACGGCTGGACGTAGCAGACATTATAGATACGTTTGGAGCGATAGTAGAAATCATAGATATTTCTGTCAATGAAAAAATACGGTATCTTGGTACACTTTTGGGCGGAGTGCCGGAAGAAGACCAGGGTAGCGCGTTCGATGAATACGACCAGGAAAATGGATATATCGAAGAGACGACGCAGGAAGAAATATGGAGATCATACGGGGACAACCTGGACGCTATCTTACAGATATGTATAAAGAGTATGCGAAACAGCTATAAGGAGTGCTTAGAATCAGATTTAAGCGACTTATTGGACTACGTTGTATTTCAAGTCGAATATGACCGGGAAAAGTAGACATAAGGAGCGTAATAAATGGCTGGTGCAAGTCTCAGAGTAGGGGCGAATACAAGCGAGTTTACCAGTCAAATGAAATCAATGCTTACGCAAATGAAGCTTGTTACCAGCGAATATAAGGTAGAAGCGGCACAAGCGAAAGCATTAGGAAGTCAGACAGATTTACTTAAGGCTAAGAAGACAGAGCTTACAAGTAAGATTAAGCTGCAAACGGACGCGATTAAGCTACAGCAGACCAATTTAACAGCTCAGAAGCAGAAGCTTACAGAACTGATAGAGAAGGAAGACAAGGCAAAGCAGAAGGTAGCAGAGCTTACGAAAGCCCATGAAGATAGCGTTAAGGCGACTGGAAAAGACAGCGAGGAAAGCCAAAAACTAAATGCACAGCTAGAAGAAGCAAAAGAAGCACACGCAAAGGCTACAAATGCTGTAAAGAAACAGGAAGACGCAATAGCGAAGAATACGGTTAAGCTGAATGAATCGAAAGCGGCACTTACTGAGCAGAATACAGCATTAAAAAATACAGAAGAAGAATTAACGAACGCCGAAAAGAAATGGACTGTTTTCGGACAGGAAATAAAGACGGCGGGAAGCAACATGGACGAAGCCGGGAATAAAACTATAAGCCTGGGCGACGTTATTAAGGCTAATCTTATTTCTTCCGCGATCATAAACGGAGTAAAAGAGCTTGCCAACGGTATAAAGGAACTTGCGAAGGGCGCGATAAGCGTCGGTATGGACTTCGAGAGCGGCATGAGCCAGGTAGCGGCTACTATGGGTATGACTACCCAGGAAATAGCCGGGGGAAGTGAAGCTTATACAAAGCTGGAAAATGCAGCGAAAGAAGCCGGAAATACCACCCAGTTTAGCGCTACCCAGGCAGCAGAAGCCCTTAACTATATGGCACTTGCCGGATACGATGCAGACAAAGCGGTAGAGACATTACCTACAGTTTTGAACCTGGCAGCAGCGGGCGGAATGGATTTAGCGACAGCTTCCGACATGGTAACGGACAGCATGAGCGCACTAGGGGACAAAGCCGGAACTACAGAAAGTTTTGTAGACAAAATGGCGAAGACCTCGCAAAAGAGTAATACCAGTGTGCAGCAGTTGGGCGAAGCGCTGCTTAGCGTAGGCGGAACAGCTAAGAGCTTAGCGGGCGGCGTTACCGAAGCGAATACCGTATTAGGAATATTCGCGGATAGCGGAACGAAGGGAGCAGAAGGCGGAACAGCATTACGAAACGTAATCTTAAGCCTTACAGCACCGACGGATACCGCAAAGAAAAAAATGCAAGAGTTAGGGCTTAAAGTCTTTGATGCAAACGGGAATATGCGCCCGTTAAATGAGACTTTCCAAGACCTTAACGGAATCCTGGGAGACATGACCCAGGGAGAACAGACAGAAGTCTTAAACACAATCTTTAATAAAGTTGACCTTAAGAGCGTAAACGCCTTACTTGCGAACAGTGGCGAGCGGTTCAATGAGTTAAGCGGATACATAGAAAATTCTACGGGAGCTGCCGAACAAATGGCGGCAACGATGAATGATAACTTACAGGGTAAAATTACGATATTAAAGAGCGGACTGGAAGGGCTTGGAATTGCTGCTTATGAAAAGTTCGAGACACCGCTTAAAAATGCAGTAACGAATATTACGAACGTAATAGGAGATTTACAGACAGATTTAACGAGCGGAGAGCTGAGCGGCGCACTTGATAAGATCGCTACAGGATTCGGAAACCTGGTAGAAAAAGCCAGCGAAATTATTGTAGCGGTATTGCCTAAAATCCTGGAAGGGCTGGGCTGGATTGCAGACCACGGCGACACGATAGCCAGCTTATTAGCTGCTATAGGTGCGGGATTTGCAGTATTCAAGGTAGCGTCGATAATCAACGGAGTAGTAACAGCTATACAAGGACTTACAGCGGCAGAAGTGGCGCTAAATGCCATACAGAAACTTGTTAATATAACAATGGCTGCTAATCCGATGATGTTAATTATTACGTTGGTTGCTACACTGGTAGCGGCTATTGTCGGATTTGTGGCGACAAATGAAGACGCAAGAGCAGCGGTAGTAAATGCCTGGAACATCGTAAAAGATACGGTAGGAAAAGTAGTAGGAGAAATTGCAAAATTCTTTACAGAAACAATACCGAACGCGCTAAACAAGGTTGTAGATTTTGTAAAAGATAACTGGCAAGATATTCTATTATTCCTGGCGAATCCGTTCGCGGGTGCGGCTAAATTGCTGTACGAACATTGCGAAACCTTCCGAAATATCGTAGATAATATCGCTTCATTTTTCCAGGAATTACCGGGGAAAATTTGGGACGCAATCATGGGGGCAGTTACGACAGTAACGACCTGGGGCGAAAATATGAAGGCAGCAGTTGTACAGGCTGCTACTGAATTTGTAACAAATGCAATAACATTTTTCCAGGAATTGCCGTATAAAATCGGCTATGTAATCGGTCAAGCAATCGGAAATGTAGTACAGTTCGGTATTGACCTGGTAACATGGGCGACTACAGAAATACCGAATTTCATTAACACGGTAATAACATTCCTGGTAGAGCTTCCGGGCAAGATTTGGGACGCGATAGTAAGCACGATCACAAATATACAGAACTGGGGACAACAGGTATACACACAGGCAACTAATTATATACAGAATACTATTACGACAGTCGTAAGCTTTTTATCCCAGCTTCCGGGAAAAATTTGGAACGCGATAGTAAGCGCAATTACAAATATGGCGAACTGGGGGCAGCAGATGTTAAGCCAGGCGAAGACGGCAGCAATGAATATTTTGAGTAATGTATACTCAACACTTTCTCAGATGCCGGGCAGAGTTTGGAACGCAATACAGGGCGCTATACAATCCGTAGCAAACTGGGGAAGCGGACTACTGCAACAGGGAAGAAATGCAGCGAGCCAGTTAGTAAGCGCTGTACTCAATGGCGTAGCTTCCTTACCGTCGCAAATGGCAAATGTAGGCTACAATATCGTGACGGGTGTATGGAATGGTATATGTAATGCTGCTGGTTGGTTTAGGCGGCAAGTACAGAGCTTCTTTAGCGGAATTGTAGACGGTGTAAAAAATGCATTGGGTATACATTCGCCGTCCCGGGTATTCCAGGACGAAGTAGGTAAGTACATGGCACAAGGAGCGGGCGTAGGATTTACGAACGAGCTTGGTAATGTTGAAGAAGACATAGATAAGAGCCTGGGAACACTTACAAAGAAAGTAGCGAAGATAACACCAGTAACAGAGGTTAAGCAGAGTGCGAAAGTAGTAGCACTGAACAACAGAGTAGATACTACAGAATTTACGGACGATTCCGAAAAGACAGTAATTGTAGAAATCACAAATATTACTGAGCTTGACGGAAAAGAGATAGCACGAAAGACAACAAAGCGAGTAGTTAAGAATGTAACGAAAGACCAAAAGAGCAAGCAGAAAGCGAAAGGGGCGGCATAATGAACGGTGTATATTACACGATATACAACAATATTAGGGACAGAGACGCGGGCGTTAAGCCCGTGAGCCGCCCTAATATCCCTACAGCAGAACAGGAGTACGACGAGAAAAAAGTACCGGGAAGGGACGGGAATTTATACAGAAAAAAAGGAACATTAAAAGATATTCCCATTGAGATTACTTATAACTTCCTGTCAGACGACCCGGAAGACTGGGCGGAAGATTTCAGAAGCATAAAACGGCGATTCCTTAAGGAAAGTACAGGTATGCTTATGTTTTCAGACGACCCAGGCTATTATTACAAAGTGAAGAAAATTGATATAGGGACAAACGAGCGCTTAGCGAAGCGTATCGGGAAATTCCAGGTAACATTTACTTGTGAAGGCTATATGTATCTGACAGAAGGAGCAGAAACCAGGAACTTAAGCGATACACTGTATAATGCTTTTGAAGAGTGCAAACCAGTGTATGAGATCGCGGGGGACGGCGTATGTACACTTACTGTAAACGGTACGGAAGTTACGGCAAATATCGGCGGAAAGCTGGTTATAGATACCGAGCTGAAACTTTGCTACACGGCGTTGAAGGAAACGGCAAACAGACGGCTTACCGGGTATTATGAAGACCTGTATTTAAAAGAAGGGGAAAATACATTTAGTGTAAGCCCTGGATTTACAGTTAAGATAAAACCTAACTGGCGGTGCAGATAAATGATAGAGGTATACGTTAAAGGTAATGAGGACTACGGAAGTAACGGAGATATGACCTTAACGCCGACTACGTGCGAAGTAGAACTTACTGTAGAAGGAGTGGCAGAGCTTACCTTAGAACACCCTATAGACGACCTGGGGCGTTGGGAATACCTGGTAACTGATAATGTGATAGCAGCACCTACGCCGTACTCAAAGAAGCAGCTTTTTAGAATTTATGATTATATAAAGACTGAGACAGAAGTAACGGCTTACGCAAGACATATTTTTTATGATTCTGCCGGAGAAATGCTGGTAGATGTAAGACCGACGGACAAGACCGGGCAAGAAGCGTTAGATATAATCTTAAGCGGTACGAAGTACAAGGCGAAGACAAATATTAAAACGCGATCCACGGCTTACTATATCCGTAAAAATATCATGGAAGCAATCGGCGGGGACGACGAAAACAGCTTTATAAATCGCTGGGGCGGCGAAAGAATGTATGATAATTTTACCGTTATCATAAATGACCGCTTGGGCGGGGACTATGGAGCGTGTGCAGAGTTCGGGCGGAACATGACCGGGATAGAAGCGGATATAAATATAGACGATGTGGTAACACGAATTATCCCGGAATCATACAACGGGTACACCCTGGAAGGGGAAGAACCGTGGGTAGATAGTCCGCTTATAGGAAATTACGCGAACCCTAGGGCAGCGGTAGTTAAGTTTGAAGATGTTAAGCTGCTGGAAGACTGCCAGGAAGGGGAAGAAGGCTTTAGCACCTTGGAGCTTTTGAGGGAAGAACTTAAAAGGCGGTGCAAAAAAGAGTACGAAAACGGACTTGATAAGCCGAAGGTAAATTATAAGGTTGACATGGTAGAAGTTGCGGATACGGACGACTATAAAGACTATAAGAAACTGACAACAATAGGAATAGGCGACGACGTATTAACCAGGGATAGAAAACTTAAGATAAATGTAACTGCAAGATGTATAAGACTGGTGTATGACTGCATCGAAGAAGAAAATGCAGAGGTTGAGCTGGGTAATTATATAGAAAACTATTTTGATAAGACAACCAGCACAGCGGATATTATACAGAAAGTAACCAGGGAAGACGGGACACTTAAGGCAGAAGAAGTATACGGTATAATCGACGCTGTAAAGGCACAATTAAAAGCCCAGCGCGATATATCACAACCTTCAGAAGTAAGGGCGGTACTGTTTGAAGACCTGGTAGAAGGAAGCCCGACTTACGGGGCTATGTCTATCGGTACAATGGGCTTCTGTATTGCGTCAGAACGTACAGCGGACGGGAAAGACTGGGACTGGAAGACCTTCGGAACTGGAAGGGGATTTTATGCGGATTATGTATGTGTCGGACAGTTGGACGGCGCGCTGATAAGGGCGGACAGCATAAAGGCGGATTCTATCAGTATTGATTACAGAAAGTCCGTAGAATCCCATATAAGCGAAGCTGTAGAGACATCGGAAAGAAATTATAAAAATACGATTGATGAACTTAAGAGCGATTTCAAAAAGACGTACACAACATTTCAGTATGTGGACGAGACAGCGGGAAGCCTGGCAAGCGAAGCGGAAACGAACGCAAAGGGCTACACGGAAGAGCAGCTTAAGAAGTATGTAACCATTGTAGAAATGGGGACAAAGATAGACCAGACGGCAGAAGAAATTAAGACCGAAGCCAGCAAGACATACACAACTTATAAGTATGTAGACGATTCAGCGAGTAAAGCTGAAAGCAATGCGAATAATTACGCGGATACCGTAGGAGCTGGGGCTAAGAGTTATACAGACGAACAGCTTAAAAAATATGTGACAACTACCGAAATGTCTACAGCAATAAGCCAAACGGCGGAGCAGATCAAGACGGAAGCGGAAAAGACATATACCAGTTTTCAGTATGTGGACGAAACAGCGGGCAACCTGGCGGACGAAGCAGAAGCAAACGCCAAAAGTTACGCCGATGAAACGGCAGCAGCGGCAGCAGACCAGGCGTTAGCAGACGCAAAGGCAGACACGGACGGGAAGCTTAAGAATTATGTTACGCAAGTAAACATGAAGACTTCTATAGACCAGTCGGCAGAGTCAGTTAAGACCTATGCGAAAAAAGCGGTTGATGCACTTAAGCATAATTATATTGAGAATGGAACTTTTGAAAGCGGAAACCTGGACGGGTGGAAGCTGAGCGACAGCGAAAATATAATAGCCACAAACGACGAATACTTAGGAAATGTAGCAAGCATTACCAGGGGAACGTCTAATATTTATATGTATCAGAGTTGGAAGCTGAAAGCCGGGACATACACAGTAAGATTTAAAGCCGGGGCGGACTTAAGAAGCATAAGCAAAGCAAGAATTAGGGTATCACTTGGCGGAATCAGCTATTATACAAAAGCCGGAGAACTGGACGACGAAGTATTTAAACAGTACGAAACGGAGATAACTATAAGCTCAGCGGGGACAAAGTACTTTTATGTGTATAACTATGTGGATAACACGACGGTTTATATTAAAGATGTGGAAGTACTGGGGAAATATGAAGACCATGCCGAAGCACAATTTACAGTAGCAAATGACGCTATCGAAGCGGAAGTAAAACGGGCGGAAGGAATCGAAGACGAACTTAGAGCTGCAATAAAGGTAAATGCGGGCAATATCACAAGCAAGGTAGAGAAGGGAGATATGGGAAGTTATATAACCCAATACTACAATAATGTGCTGATTGCATTTAACAAAGATTCTAAGTATGTACAGATTTCCGCCGGACAGATCGCTATTTACAACGGAGAAGTAACCACCGCAGGGAAGCGGGCGGTATTCGACCAGTCGGGAAATTCTTTTTACCGGGATAACTATTTTGTAGGGCGTATCGGTACGAACCAGTGGAAAGACAACAACGCCCACAAGGGGCTTACTTTTGACCTGGAATACCAGGGAAAATACATGGCTTGGGCGCGAGCGGCAAGCAGCGGCGCGACAACCTATGATACGATTTTGTGTTATTCGAGAGCGAATAGTATTTACACGGAAGCCGGGTTGCATGTGGGTTGTAATATGTATCTGCATAATTACGAGCTGCATAACGTGAGACTTTCCGGGACGGGAGTTAAGTACAATAACACCTGGTACAACGGATATACAGGAACAATACCGATATGTACGGCAATCTCAATACAAAGCACTGGAAACGGCGGTATATCTTGGTCGTATTCAACGTCGTATATAAGAGTGGCAGACGGGGTAATAGTTGGATATTGGACGTAGGAGCGAAAAATGGAAGAGAAGAAAAAAGACGAATATGTATTAGCAGAAATCGTAGATAATGAAGAAGGAATTACAGCAGAGAATACAGAGACAGAGGTAAGTGGAAGCGTGAACTTCCGGGAAGAGGTAGAAGCGAGTGAGCGAGAATAAAGTAAAAGAAGTAAAAGTACAACAGGAAGAAAATGTAACGGAAGAACAGCACGTAGAGACAAAAGAGGAAGCAGTTAAGAGAGTAGCTGAGCCGCTTAGCGTAACCATTGAAAAAGCGAAAAAGGATATCAATACAGCGGTTATTATGGCGGAAAGAAATTACGGCTTACATTCAAGTATTACGGTTCTGATTCTTGAAAGTGTCTTAGCAAATGTACGCGCGGGAAATGCTACGGTAGCAGCTATGGAATTTGAACAATACAAAGGGGAACTGTTAAAGAATGAATAAACAGATCACACGGCTTACGCTGGACGTAGGCTTAAGAGATTCCTATAAAGTTGTATTTGCAAAAATGGGCGATACGGAACGCCGGGTAATTGCGGAAATCAAAGACAACGGAGAAGAATATAGTCTTACTGGGGTAAATACTGTAGAAGTCAGATGCAGAAAAGCAGACGGAAAACAGGTTACTAAAAATGCCACAAAAGAAAATAATACGGTTGTCATTGACATAAGCGGGCAAATGACGACTTGCAAGGGTACAGCTATTGTAGATGTGGTATTGTATGGCGCTTCCGGCGGTGTACTGAGTACTGCTAAATTCTATTTGAATGTAGACGACGGAGCAGTAAGCGAAGACGAAATTAAGAGCAGTAACGAATACGAAAGCCTTACCGATGCACTTAGAGTAGTGGGACTTTCTAAAGAAGTAGCGGAAACGGCACTTACTACAGCTAACGAAGCCCTGGATACAGCGGGGGAAGCTATCGCGGGAGCAGCAGAAGCGAAGAAACAGGCAGAAGCGGCAAACACGGCAGCAGCAGAAGCAAAAAAACAGGCATCGGCAGCAAATACAGCAGCAGCGGAAGGAAAGAAACAGGCGGAAGCGGCAACTACAGCGGCAGCAGAAGCGAAGAAACAGGCGGCAGCAGCGACAGAAAAGGCGACAGCGGCGAATAATGCAGCGGCAACAGCAGAAAAACAAGCGACGGCAGCGAACAGCGCAGCGACAGCAGCGAATGAAGCAAGAGGAAAAGCAGTAGCAGCAGCACAAAGCGTTACGGAGCAGAGTGAAAAAGCGGTAAATGATGTAAAAGCAGCCGGGGCAGAAGCAGCACAGAACCTTAAAGGATATACAAAGGAAGAGACAAACGCGCTTTTAAGAGCTGCCGGAGTCCATACCCAGGTAGGCGCGCCGATTTACGGGGTAAAAAGGGTGTGGAATACAGAAAATGTAAGTGACACATGGGAACGTACAGACGCAAGTGTAGGCATGGAAGCAAACCCGACTATTGGCACAAAGATAGGAAAAGACGACTTTTCTTATGTAATGCCGTGGGCGGGGATTGTATCTAAATGCTGTGACATGGATACGGGGGAAACAGTAGCATATATCGGAGAGCCGGGGTACGACCCGACAAAATATATGGTGCTTACAGAGTATCCGGGATTCTATTTTAAGCGCTGGCGCGACGATACATACGAATATGTGCAGATTTCCGCCGGAGCTTTTGACGGAGCAGTATATATAGAGCCGTGGGAGTGGGGACGCTATCCGTCTTCGCTTATGGGAAGTAAGCACGTATCCATGAGCGGAAAACACCCGGATTGTAGAATAACCAGGGCTACAGTAAGAACCAGGTCGAAAGCTGCCGGGGAAGGCTTCTACAGCATGGATAGTACAAGTTACTGGGCGTACAGTATGCTGGTACTTGTGAAATATGCAAGCCTTAATACCCAGGAAAAAGTATGTAAGGGTTATTACTATCTGAGATATACAGACCAGGACAAAGCCCTGGTAGCCGAACAAAGTGCGAACCGTATCGTTATAGCACTGACAACAGCAGCAAGTGAATACCTGGTAGGAAATGCCGTGGAAATTGGTACAAGCCTGGGCGGAGCGCAAGTAGCGAAGCAGAGAGTTATAACAAAAGTAGAAGACTATAGCAACGGAAGCGTAACAGGTAAAGCGATCTATTTTGATGGCGACCCGGTAAATATTGCAGTGGGGAATATTATAAGCCATTGCGCCAATATATCGGGCACAACTGATAGCCTGGGAATGAGGGACGGTTGTTTAGTAAATGACGGTAAACACTCTATGTTACTTTTGGGGCATGAGCATAACGGGCAGTATGCTTTTGTGGATAATGTGAACAGATACCAGGGGAAATTATATGTATGCTATGACAACGCGGCGACAAAAGACAATGTAGGAGATTCGGACGCAAATTACAAAGCGCTGGCTATCACATTTCCTACGTCTTCCGGGTGGCAGCTTTTGGAAGGATTCGACCCGGAACAACCGTTAGAAATGTGGTGCGAAAAGCTGGGCGGTTCTTCGGTTGGCAAAGGAAACGGGGCGTATCTGTGGAGTAATAACAATGCCGCCTGGTACGTCTTGTATGTCTTCGGTTACGCGAGCAACGGAGCTTACGCGGGCTTGCCTTACGTGAACGCGTTCAGCGGTAGCGGTAGCGCGCACTGGAACATCGGCGGGGTGCTTCTTAAAAAACGCCAGTAAGACCGGGGGTGTAACGGGGGCGGGCAGCCCCCTAAT